TATTAATTTAGAAAGTCCAATAACTGCTAAAAGTTGTCCAGCAATTCAAGATACAGTAGCTGAAGGAATAATAATACCATTATGGGGAGATTTAAAATTATACACAGAACCATTATCAGAAGATAATGCAGATGTTGGCGGTATGCAGTATTGGGATATGACAAGTAGATTTGCAGTCAATGAAGATTTAGAACCTAATCACTTGTATTATCACAGTAAACAACAAATTGATAATATGCCATTAGGTTTAACAAAAGATAACAGATTAATGAAAATAGGTTTACCTTATAAAATTGTTGTACCAGAAGGATATAATATTTATTATACTGACCCATTTTATCATTTTAGAAACGACATAAGAATTATGAGTGGTATTGTCGAAGCTGATAAATGGGGTTATATTACCTTCCCATTTTCAATACTTAATGACAATTTCACTATATCAGCTGGTACACCATTGGTACAATGCTTTATATACAAAAGAAACGAAGAAAAAATAAATTTATCAGTTAGAAATGGTAACGAGGAAGAATATAAAAACATTAATTATGAAATTTCTGATGTAATGGTTACTGGAAAAAATTATAAAACTAAAAAAGATTAAATTCTAAATACTAATTGTTAAACTATTGATTTATTTTATGTGTTATTATATTTAAACAATGGTAAACACAACAAACGAATATGGTTTCGTACCTTCAAGTCCTACACAAGCTAGAGATTCTAACACAGGTATATTTGAAGTTAATGACATTTCTGAATTATTACTAGCTAATCAATGGTCAGTAATGGGCAATTTAGAACTTATACAGACAATTACACCAGCGGCACATGATGGTGAAGCAGATTTTGACAGTATTGATGCTTCTACTTACGATACACATTTATTAACAGTATCTAACATGGGTAATGTAAGTGGTCAATCAGAAATGTGGATAAGATTTAAAGAAGGTGGAGTTTTAAATAGTGGAACAAATTACGCATATAACTATGAATTATTAAACCAATCAAATAATACTAATTATGGTTCAAATGCAACTACATACATAAGAACAGTAATTAGAAACGAACAAGGTTCTAATGGTTATGGCGTGGTTTGGTTATATGGATTAGGTAACAGTTCAAGTTATAGTGTTGTTACTTTTATTAGCGGTTTAGGCGCACAAGGTCATGGTGGTACTGGTGGTGGAACTTTTTATTCTAAAAGCGCAGTTGATGGCATAAGAGTAACTGCTGGAAATAATTACAATTACAATGCTGAAACAGTTTTATCTTTATATGGAGTTAAAGCATAATGTCAAGATTACAATTAGTAAAATCAGCTAGCGATACATCAGTTACTTCTATTGATGTAACAAATTGCTTTATTGATGCTTATGATGTTTACCATATTGTTGTACAAGGTCATATAACAACAACTAACTCATTAATTGATTTTAGATTTTTAGATAGTAGTAGTACTGCTATAACAAGTGGTTATAGATATGGACATAGAAATTTTGAATTAACTTCTGGTTCTGAACCACAAAGTACAAGTGCAGATAGAATTGATAGAATAATATACACAAGTACTGGCGATACTTTTGCTGCAAAATTATTTGTTTATAATCCATTTTCAAGTAGTCTTTTTACACACATGACAGTTCAATCATCTGGATTTAATAGTTCTAATATAACTTATATTAAAGGTGGCGGTACTTTAGATAGTACAACTTCAGTAACAGGATTTACAATATTTGATGCTACATTTTCAAATATAGATATAGATGTATATGGTGTTTTATAATGGCAACAGAAAATAGTTTAGTTTTATTAAGTGAATATACAATAACAAGTTCAGATGAAACAGTTACATTGACTGGTATGACTACTGATTATGATGTATGTCTTTTTACATTTAGTAATGTAACACAAACACTTGATAATCAATCTATATTAATTAAATTTACAGTTGGTGGTATAGATGATAGTACTGCAAATTATACAGGACATTTGATGTCAATTAGAGATGCAGGAGATGCTAACAGACCATTTACTAATGCAACTTATGCAACTATTGTTGAAAATACTGGTAATGCTGCAAACGAAATATCAAATGGTCATATATGGATTCATAGCGCTGCTAATAGCGCAGAGCATACAACTTGTGAAGTAGATACAGTTTATGTAACATCTGGCGCATCTTATAGAAATGATGTAGGTCATTTTAGACACGAACAAAACGAAGCACATGATGGTATTACTTTTGATATAGGCGGCACTAATCCAATATTAAGTGGTCAATTTCGCTTGTATGGATTAAAAAGATAAATTATATGTTAATATAGGGAGTAATTATGGCAAAAACATTAGAACAATTTATGAGTGAAGCACAAGTCGAAGTTGATGCAGCTAAACCAATGATGAAATCAGTAAATGGTAATAGGCGAGAATTAAATGATGCAGAATATGCACAAAAAGTTATTGACATCGCAAATTATAATTTTGATAAACAAGAAAATGGTTATAAAGAAGCTAGACAAGAAGCTTATGGAAGTTGGCAACAACAAATGGATATGATGTATTGGGATAATGTCAATGGTACAACTAATTGGCAAGACCACATAGCACAAGTCAAATCTGATAATCCAAAACCAAGTTAATAGTTTTTTACATTTAGTGATATAATCTCCAACATGGATTATGTAATTGGATTTTTATTAGGTTATTTTTTTAAAGAAGCTTATCAACTTATTAAAAGAATAAGCGACTATGACTGGCAAAACAGAAATTATTACAGTAAAGCTTTTTACTGGTCGGATTACGATTATATAGATTTAAAAGAAAATGACACACCATGATATGCGGATTTTGTACAAGTTCTTGTAGCACATGTCCATTAGGTGGCGGTAAAAACTAATGTGCATGGTTAATGTAAAAGAAGATGGTTCTTTTGTGCAGATATGTAACTGCAAACATGGTAGTGAGAACTGCAAAAACAATGACTAATTCAGAAAACAATTATACGCAGAAAGAAATGACCGCAAAAATAATGCTAGATATTGAGAAAATTTTTAACAAATTAGATGAACTTCAAAAAGATATAAATACAAGACCTACTAGAGCGGAGATATATGGATGGATAATTGCTGGAATATCCATCGCAACACTTGTAAACGTTTTAATGTAGGAGAATATAAATGAAAATTGATATGAAAACTATCAAAACATTATTAGTTAGTTTTGTTATAGGCGCTTTTGGATGGGTATTTAACTCAATAGAAGAAATAAAATCACATCAAAACACATGCGATGCTATGGTAATAGAACTTAATAGTGAACTAGATATGCTTGAAAGCAACTTTAATCAATTACTCTTTAAGTTACAAGGATAATGGCAGAATACTTTTATACAAAAGACTGCGATAACTGCTTAGAACCATTTTATGATGATATAGATTCTGATATATGTCATAAATGTTTGGACTTTTCTTAACTTAGATTAAGCTTATAACATGGCAACACCAGATAACGTAAAAGCACAAATGAAAAAGGCGTTAATAAACCTAAAAGAACACCTAATCATAAAACTAAATCACATGTTGTTATGGCTAAAGAAGGTAGCAAGTATAAGTTAATTAGATTTGGTCAACAAGGAGTTAAAGGCGCTGGTAAAAGTCCATCTACTAAATCAGAAAAAGCACGTAAAAGTTCTTTTAAAGCAAGACATGCTAAGAATATAGCAAAAGGTAAAATGTCAGCTGCTTATTGGGCTAATGAAGTAAAGTGGTAATACCACAATATTTAGTATAAAAACTAGAAACTAACACTACATCTGGTATCATAATGATTAATGTATGACATCATTAGCAGAGAGCGTGCAGGTCTTTTAGACCCAAAAAAAAGCACACCTATTAATGAATCATATATTAAAGGACTAACAGTCCACTATACAGGCGCTGCGGTAAGTCCATCTATGAACGACATAGATGATGTATTTAATTACCTTCAAGCAATTCAAAAAGACCACATGGATAGAAACAAATGGGATGACATAGGTTATTCTTTTGCTATATCTAATGTATCTGATGAAATTATCGAACTAAGGGGTTTTGGTAAATATTCAGCACATAGCGGTAGAACACAGATAAATAAAACATTTGTTAGTGTTGTATGGCTAGGCGGAGTATCAGATTACCCAAACGCTAATGCTAAAAAAGCTTTAGAACGTTTAGTCGATATTATGGAAGAACGCTATAACAAAAAAATTATGGTAACTGGACATAAAGACCACAAACCGACACAATGTTGCGGAACTCCAATGTATGAGTGGATTCATAGTGATAAACCTAAGTGGAAGCAACCGAAGAAAAAGGCGGTAAAAAAATGGTCGAAGGTCAGAAAAAAATACAAGATTCTTTAGATGATTTTGTAAAAGCAAAAGAATCATTAGTCATTTGGAAAACTCCAGAAGGCGCTAAACAATTACAAGAAGTTATAGATTACAAATTAAACAATCCTAACGTTGCAATTAAAACGTTATGTGAGTATCTAAAAAATAAATGCGGATGGACATATTCACAAAGATACATTTTTGACTTAATAGTTGAAAGACTGGAGAGTAAAGATGTCGCTTGATGATTATGTAGTTGAAGCAGAACAAAACCTTAAAGTAGAAGAACTTAAAAAAACTATATCAAGACTACATCAGCAACTTGATAAAGAGAGAGATAAGACTGCTACTTTAGAACTTGCGGTAACTAACGCAGTTAAAGATGCAATAGCAGATATTGATATACCAAAAGTAAAAGCACCTAAAAAAGATACTCGTAAAAAAGGAGAAGAAGTTGCAGTTGCAGTTTTATCTGACTGGCAATTAGGAAAGATTACTAAAAGCTATAATACAGAAATTGCAGCTGGTCGTGTTGCAGAGTTTGCAGAAAAAGTTGTAGAACTTACCAACATACAAAGAGCTTCTCATCCAGTAAAGAAAATACATATATGGGCTTTAGGCGACATAATAGAAGGTACAGACATATTTGCTGGTCAACAATGGCTAGTTGATTCTGGACTTTATAGACAGATATTTAAAAATGGCGCAACTATGATGGCAGACTTTTTAAGAGTTATGTTAGCTAATTTTGAAGAAGTACATTTTGTTGGAGTAATTGGTAATCATGGTCGATTAGGTAGATTTGGTCAACATCATCACGAAGATAATGGCGACAGATTTCTTTATGAAACAGTAAGACTTATTCTTGCAGATGAAAAACGTATTACATGGGATATACCAGAAGGTAGCGATGGAGATAGAGCATGGTTCGCAGTAGATAGAATTGGCAACTATAGTTCTTTACTTATTCATGGCGACCAAATAAGAGGTTCATTAGGAATACCATTTTATGGAGTTCGTAAAAAGGTATTAGGATGGAAAGCAGCGGCTATGGATGGTCAGATGCCAGACTTTAAAGATGTAGCTTTTGGTCATTGGCATCAGATATATCAACAAGAATATAATGGGATAACAGTACGTTGTAGCGGCAGTACAGAAAGTTCAAACCATTATGCGTTAGAAAATCTAGCGGCACAAGGAAAACCGACCCAGCGATTAATGTTTGTGCATCCAGAAAAGGGATGGACAACAGTAGAATATCCAGCGGTCAGATTAGGACTAAAGGAGAAGAAGTAATGTCATATTGGAAAAATGCAGCTATTAGAGCAGCTAGAACTTTTGTACAAGGGTTCTTAGGTGGACTTGCTGGTAACTTAATGTTAGGTAGTGAATCAGAGATTCTTTACGCAGCAGTTATTGGTGGTTTTTCTGCTTTAATATCGTTTTTACAGAACGCTATTGAAGATGCACCTAATAGTTGGGGTAACAATATACCTAAAGGATAGATGTCATTGTATGCACGTAGGCGTGGAGTAAAAGGTCGAAAACCTAAAAAAAATTACGATGAGCGGTTTTGCGCTTACGAAGCATGCACAACTAAACTATCAATTTACAATAAAAAAAAATTTTGTTATACTCATACTAAGCCAGTAAAGCGCTGGTCGAAATAATAAAAGAAAGTAAAAACTTTCTATCTTTATTTTGGTACTTAACGAGTGTTACGAAAGTAATGATTTGTGAAGGACACGCATACGTGAAATCGTATAGTAGAGGTACTATACAAAAAAGAAAGACCACCTAAAAGGTGGTCTTATCTTTTGTTGAGCTATTGCTAGTCCAACGTGTTATGCACCTAAGGATGGTATGAGTCGATAGATGTCATAACTAGAATATGATTATTTAGTATAACTCATTTCTTTTCGCATAAGAACTTTATTGAGTTCAATCACATCAGCAGCTGCTAAGTTATTTAAAGATGCTTTTGCAGATTTTAAATCTTTAACTGGGTTTAAATCTGATTCTGATAACGCATCATTTAATAATCGCAACAAGTCAGTTCCACTAACGTGCTTCTGAATATTCTGCAAGGTTTTGACTGCATTATTATCTGCACCTACCTTGTTGGTACTTAACTTATCTTCATTAGTACGTACTACAGGGAGAGGGTCAGTTAAGTCAGCTTCTTCAGAAGCATTGTTAGTTTTTGCTGCATTGTTTGCGTTATTAGCTGCTTTTGCTAATTCTTCTGCTGGTACATCTTCCATCTCTTCAAAAGTTACTTCTGAACCTAGAAGCACTCTTAAACAACGACCACGAGATTTTTGTTCGCACTTCTCAAACCAACTATTATGGTCATCTTTATGTTGGCGTGCATGTCCAGTACATTTAATTACATCTGTATCTGCGTTCTCATAAAAAGCAGTTTTAAATACAACATGGTCATTTGATATATCTATAATTTCAGATACTAAACGACCTTCTGGATATTTTTCGTTCATTTGTTTTATAAGGTCATCAACCTTAACGTAGTTATCTAAGAAACTACTCTTCTTCTGATAATTGTTGTAACTCATCTTTACCATCCTTATTTATTGTTTCTTCTAATAGTAATACTAATGTTTGTGCCATTGATAATAGCAATATTGAATTAGTATCAACGTTTTTTGTTTTTGCAAACACTTGTGCAACTGCATCAAGATTCTTTTTTATTTCTTTTAAGTTCATGTTTAAAATTATAGACAATGTAGCATTATATGCAACACTTGTTATAATAAATTTAATTCAAAGAAAGGCGGTGGTAAATTATGGATTTTCTTACTTGCAACGATATTGCAAATATGTTCGATGTGAAATTAAGAACAGTTTATGTTTGGATTCAACGAACTAAAAATGGAAATGGATTCTTACCAAAACCAGATTATGTTTTAGGTAACAAACCATTATGGAAAAAAGAAACTATAATCAACACAGAAAAATATAAAAGTATAAAAAACTAAGGATGGTAAATTATGATGTTATTTCATGGACAAGTAGTGCCGACATCTTCGGCTTACAAAAAGATTAGTCAACAAGACCAAGTTGAGTGGGCTTTAGAAAACTTTAAAGAAGTTACTGGAGATGAGTTTACTTATGATTTAAGAATCAAAAGATATGGCGCTATCATATTTAATTTAAGAGATACTGGATGGGATATAGAAACTATAGAACCTAAGAATCATCCAAACAAAAAATGGTCTTTTAGATTAATCAGTAAACCAGTAGAAGAAGGCGGACAAAGAGCGTTGGCGTTATGAAAGAGCGAATAGAAGCTTCAGAGTATTTTGCAATACTTCCAGAATCTATTTTGTTTGCACCAATTAGTTCTAACGCTATAAGACTATATTGCATACTTAGAAGAAGAGCAGATGAGAAAACTAACGCATGTTATCCATCACAAAACTATTTAGCTAAGAATATGTATTGCAGCGTAAGGACAGTACAACGTGCATTAGAAGAGCTGGTAAATATTGGCGCAGTAACAGTAGAGCATAGGTATTTAGAAGATACAGATGCTTATACATCAAATATGTATTACCTACATGCCACTATTGCGCAAGGTAGCGCATATATGCGTAAGGGTATGGCGGATATGTCGCAAGGGTATGGCGCTGATGTCGTACAAAACATAGCCAATAAACAAAGCAAAGAAACAAATACGAAAAAGAAATCTCGTAAAAGAGATTTGCTTTTTGAAGAAATGTGTAATGGATTAGGTATTGACTGGAAGAACGCACCTAAAGGAGAAACTGGAAGAGTTAATGCAGCTTTAAAAGATTTAAGACCACTTAACATAACTCCAGAAGAACTTAGAGATGTAATAGAACACTATAAGAAAAACTGGAAGGTGGCAATATCTGCAACTGCAATATCTAATAACTGGTCAAAGCTTAAAAATGAAATGAAGGAAGCTGCACCAGTCAAACAACATAATTGTGAAACTGATGGTCATGTTTGGATAGACACAAACTATAGCGGTCAATATAAATTGTTTATATGTCAGTTTTGCAGGAAGGAGAAAAAAGATGACACTAAAAACATTTGATGTTTATTTAGCTGGCAGAATATCTGCTAAAGCAAACAACAAAGAAGAAGCAGCAAAGATGGTAGAAAAAAAATTAAACTTGATACATCCTATGTTTAACATTCAGATAGTTGTTACTAAAGAAGATTATTTAGATGCTGGACAAGACTATAAACCAGAAGGCACAGATTGACCGAGTCCACATATCCTTATGGTGGAGTGCCGCCAAAAGATAGAGCAACACGTAGAAAACTTTTAAGAGAAGCAGTTGTTTTAGAATCTAAAGGGATATGTGAATGGGCAGAGTGTACAAGTCGTGGTACTGACATGGCACACATTAAAGCAGCTGGTATGGGTGGCGCAATATCTAATGACACCTTAGACAACGTTGCGTTCCTATGTCATTTTCATCACGATGTATTAGATTTTAGAATGTCAATGAAACAGAGAAGTTTTGCATTGCAGCAATTAGTAAGAGCATACGTTTTAGGTAATAGAAAAAAAATCTAAAAACTTTACACATTGTATTACAAAGTGCTACAATAATATTGTATGAAAAAAGAAAAATCAGCTTTC